ATGGCATCCTTTTCGCAGAATGGCAGCGGCTGGCGTGCGCAGGTCTACGTTTCCGGCGAGCGTGATTCCAAGACCTTCCGCACGAAGCGCGAGGCACAAGCCTGGGCCTCGACCCGTGAGCAGGAACTGCGCGACCGGCTGACCAAAGGCGAATCGCACACGCGCACGGTAGCTGAAATGCTGAACCGCTACGCCGAAGAAATCTCCACCAAGAAGCAAGGCGCAAGGCCCGAGCGGCTACGCATTCAAGCATTCCTGCGCGACTTCCCTGCCCTCTCTGCGAAGACTCTGGCTACCGTCAAAACACCGGACATCGCCGCATGGCGTGACGCCCGCCTGTCGGGCAAGCTGCCGGACGGTACACAGACCCGTCCCAATGCCCCCGCTTCCGTCCTGCGCGACATCAACTGGCTGCGCAATGCGTTTCTGACCGCGCGAGATGAGTGGCACTGGATCGAGCACAACCCGTTCACGGGCCTGACCATGCCGACCGACGGAGCGCCACGGTCGCGCCGTGTCACCCCGCGTGAGGTCAAGCTGATCTGCCGCCGGCTGCACTACCGCACAGGACATGCGCCAGAGACGAAGAGCCAGGAGGTCGCGCTCGCCTTCTTGATCGGGCTGCGCACCGCCATGCGCGCGGGCGAGATATTGAGCTTGGGCCGGGACACGCTGGACATGAAACGGCGCGTCGCCACGGTGCAGCACAAGATGCAATACGTGACCAAGCGCCCGAGAGAGATCCCGCTATCACGCCACGCCGTACGCCTGCTGCGCCCTGTGGCTGAGTTCGAGCGCTGCTTCACCATCACATCGAAATCGCTCGATGCCCTGTTCCGCAAGGCCCGCGATCAACTGATGATCGATGACCTACACTTCCACGACACGCGCGCCGAGGCACTGACCCGCCTGTCGCGCAAGGTCGACGTAATGACGCTGGCAAAGATCAGCGGGCACACCGACCTGCGAATCCTGCAGGAGGTCTACTACCGGGAAGCAGCGGAAGACATTGCGGCCCGGCTGTAGCAGCAACTTTCAACAACAAGAAAAACGACATGAAAAACATCCTTTGGGGGATCGCCGCAGCGATCATCCTAGCCGCCTGTGTGCAGGCCAAGCAGGAGCCCAGCACCATTCCAGGCGACCGAACCGCCATTCGGGCAGCCATTGCCCGCGGTGAAGCCACCGTCGTATTCGTTGGCGACTCGATCACGGCCGGCGCCGATGTGCCCTACCGCTGGTCGTGGACGTCCCTGTTCGCAGCCGATCTCCAGGCCGCCCACCCGAACGTGCGGTTCAAGTTCGTCAACCTGTCGCTGTCTGGCCGCAGTCTTGTGCAGGCGCTGGATGACAAGTACGTCGCCCAGGATCACGAGGTGCCCGCTACGCAGGGCTATTACATGCCGGCCAGCAGCACGACCCTGTGGCCGAATGGGTCGCAGCCAGGCCAGTCGTGGAAGCAGGCAGTGCTCGCGCAGAACCCCGATCTGGTCGTGATCGCATTCGGCATGAACGACGTGAGCGGTGACGGCGAGGCGTTCAAGAAGGTAAGCACGTGGCTGGCTGCCACATACAAGCAGGCGCCATCGCATCCGTCCATCGCCATGGTGGCAACGATCTTGCCGTCACGGAGCGCGAAAGACTACCAAGGGAAGGAAGAGAGCATCGACAAGGCGGCGCAGGCGGCGCGAGATTCTGCCGCCGAGGTAGGCGCCACGCTGATCGACGCCAACGCGTATCAGAAGTGGATGCGAGAAGGAAAGCCGCGCTATGCGCTCGGGCTGCTGGGCGGCGCGGATGCTGCGCTGCTGGGCGGCTTCCTGATCGGTGGTAACGGGATCAACCACCCATCGATCATCGGCCATCGGCTGATCTACCGACAGGCTTATCAACCCCTGCTCAGGGGCGTTGACCCCGCTTCGTAGCGTTGATGAGGGCTTGGTGCCGATCGCGGCACTCACCGCCCTGGCGCTGCAGGTCGAGCGCGAATTGCCGCAGGTCAGCGAGCGTCGGGCCCAGCGGAGTTTCCAGCACCGGCGGGCACGGCTGAAGCGCCGTTTGCGATGGCGGCGTTGTCACGGTAGATGCGCATCCAGTCGTCACCAGTGCGGCAATCAGGAATGTCAGGCGTCGCATTCTTGGCGACCTCCACAGTTTTGGTGATGGTGCGGTACTCTATTTCCTTCTGATCTCGGGCCTCCAGATACAGCTCGGTTGCGGCCTCGGCGTTCGTTTGCCAGTCCTCCACCGCTTGGGCTTGCTTGGCCCTCTCGGCAGCCGCGCCAGCCCGGTCTCCCTTGTAGTACCCGACGCCGAATGCGGCGGCCAGCGCCAGCAGCACGGCGCACCAGACGCGCGGATCGAGAAGGCTCATGGGTCAGCCCTCCGCATGCTTGAAGAACTGGCGCAGCTCCAGCCGCCAGAAGCACCACAGCACGCCAGCAGCGAACGCAACGTTCAGGGCGATCTCGGGGTCGCTGTGGCACGATCCTGGCGAAACCATGTTGCCCAGCGCGGCAAAGCAGATCAGCCCCAGGATCAGCGCACCGCCCGTGCGGTTGGGCACCTTCTGCGTGAAGAGCGCCCACAGCGCGCCGACGTAAATCACACCGTTGGCAAGAACGTTCAGCATCTGCATGGTCAGCTCCCAATGAAGCGGCGACGCAATGCAGCGAGGATGTCAGGAATCTGCTGCATCGCATTGATGGCGACAGCGAAACCGAATGCGGTTGCGGTGGCTACGGCAAGGACAGCAGTCCAACTCGATCGATCGATCTTGAAGAACTCGATGGCCGCCATGCCGATAATCGTGCCAAGCGCCACGCTCAGGAAGAACGAGCCAGCACGCTGCCACCGGTTGCCCGGCAGGTATCGCAGCGAGATCAGGCCGCCAATCAAAACGCCGAAACCGAGACGCGCCGCGATGGTGTTTTCGTCTGCCATGGAATACCCCCTACTTGAGCCAGCCGGGTAGATACCCCGTGCCTGTGCGAATGGTGAGAACTTGCCGGCGCGGGGTCATCCCAGCCGGCGCGAGGCCAACATGCACCCAGCGTCCAAACTCGTGAATGAGTTGATCGAACTCGATGCCGGCGCCGATGATGAGTTGCCCGAACTCAAACGGCGTGAGCGGCGGCATGTTTATGTCGGCGGCCAGGCCCTGCATGTGGGCGCTGCTGGCAGCACCACCCACGGCGCGGTTCAGCTCGGGGCAGCGGTAGCCGCTGGTCACGACAATGGGGCGGTCCTGCAGCGCGCGGATGGCTTCCAGCGTCGCCGCGACCCGGCGCAGGTTGTCGACGATTTGCGGTGTTGGTGTGTTGTCGATGCCGCGCCGTGCAGCCGTATCACTGGCTGTCAGCTCGTCGATGGTGAAATGTGCTGAGAGGTTCATCACCCCACCCGTACAGCTTCGAGCAGGAATTCGTTCCGCACGCCGGTGTCCGTATTCTTTGACATCGTGACGGTGCCGGTTACGTACCACATGCCCGCGCCGAGCGTTAGGGTCGTGACCATGTTGCCGCCCGAACCAGCGATAACCGCCTCGCCTTGCACCGTACGACCGCCCGTGCACAGCTTTCCTTGTTTGGCGATATAGCAGCCGTTAGCTGCCTGCCACAGGATCGCATTGCCGTTGGCGCCATCAACTCGCGCGACGATGTTGCTATCGATTGCCGTGGTCAGCGTCGCGTCATACGTGCGGTTGATCGCGGCACCCACACCGTGCTCAGAGATACGCTTGATCGCCGAGAACAGCCCACGGAATGCCGGCATGAACATCACCGTATGGCCGATCTTCGACGGATGGTTGATGTTGTTGCCACCCAGCGATGCGGGGTTGGTCAAGAAATCATCGACCGGACCGAGCAGATCGTTCTCGGTGAATAGCGGCTTGGAGATGGCGGTTGGAACGCCCATGCGCAGGCGCACCGCATTGATCGATCCGCCCGTGCCGACGCAGCGCAGATTCACGTACCCGGCGCCATAGCTGTTGTAGTCGAAGACGGAGATATACCGCGTGCCATTGACATACACCTCATGCCGACAGCCCACGCGCTTCACGGAAATGACCACACCTGTGCCGTTCACGACCGCCGGCACCCCCGCGCTGCCAAGCGCAGAGCCCTGATAGTAGAGTTGGATATTGTTGCCGTTCAGCAGTTGGACGTTGTAGCCGGCATCTGGCTGCCCAGACGGCGCACCGTAGGACAGTTTCGGTACGCCAACCGAGTAATCGGACATCGCCCACTGCGCCTCGATGGTCACGTCGCGGCATGCAAAGTCGCGCGAAACGATAAATGCTGCGGCAGCGCTCATTACGCCGCCCGCCAAGGATGGTGCACCGCCAAGCGTCGACCATCCTGTCGGGTAGTTGATGAAGTCGCGTTCCTCGCGCATCTTCACGTTGCGATAGTCGATGCCGTCGCGGTAGGCCAGGTACAGACGGCCGATGTCGATGCATGTCCACCCGCGTTCTACGCACTTCGTGGCTGTCGCCTGCGACTCTTGGAACAGGGTTTCAAGCTGGGCAGCCGTGAATACGCCATTGCTGGTATTGGGGATGTAGTGCGTCAGCACCACCACTGTCGGCACTTTGGCCCACGTGGTGATGTAGTTGTTCAGGTTCTCGAATTCCTGCGCGAAGTTCACCACCTGGGCATTACCGTCGTTGATGCCCATAGCAAAGAAAATCACGTCGGGCGCTTCGTCCTTGACGTGGTCGCGCCAGGTCTTGCCCGCTACCGAACCGGTGGGCCACAGCGGGTAAGCGTTCAGGCTTGGTGCGTACCAGAACCCGACGTTCGGATCGACGTTCGGATTGGCGTTGCCGACGTACGTGGCGCTGGTCGTGGCTCCGATGCCGCGGCCAGCCAAACTGTAGTTGGCAAAGTTCCATGTCACGTTCGGGTTTTGCTGGCGCAGCGTGCGCTCAAGCAAACCGGCCCACGAATCGTCATAACTGATCTGCGAAATGCCTTCCGCGATGGAGTCTCCCCAGATGACAGCCTTGACCGTGCCGGCGGAGAGTGCAGATGCCAGCGTGCCGATGTTGCCAATGCGTTCAGTCATCTGCGCCAGCATCGCCTCCATGCCGGTCTTGCGGTCCTTCGCATCTGTGATGGTGGCGGAGAACGTATCGAGCGTGTCCTTGACCGTCGAGCCGCTATAGCCGATCAGCTTGGCGCCCAAGCTCGGATCGCTCGCGTTGGCGAGCATCTGCAGCACAGAGACACCGGAGCCGTCCGTCGAGAGCTGCGCAATCTTGTTCAGCAGGAAGCGCAGGTTCACCGCGTCCTGTGTGCCAACCGGGTCGGCGATGTCTTGGATGCGATTCTGGCCGGCCCGATACGAGCCTTGGCCAGGGATGTCGCTTGTGCCGAGCTGCAGAGTGCGCGATATGGATCCTGGCAGCAAACCGAGAAGACGCTCGATGGATTGGATCGCCATCCACAGCCGGTCGAAGTCTTGGTTGACCACGCTGGCGAAGAAGTCGCCAAGCTGCTGGTAATCGTTCAGGCGGCTAGGCGCAATAACTCTTTCTCGGTAGACGATAGCGCCCTCCGCTGGGGGCGTTGTGAAAGTTACCGATCCGCCTTGCTGATTGCCAATGCCGCTGACGGTGTAGCCACTGGTTTGCACGACGTCATTGATGCGCACAACCAGATCTGCAGCATCGAGCAAATAGAAGCCATGTGCGAAAACGGTAGTTACGCCGTTTCCTACGTCGCGGGCAGTTGGGTCTTGGATTGGTACGGTCACGGTGGCCTCGGTAGATCGGCGCGCCGGAACCGCCCGGCGCTAACTCTCGAAGGTCACCTCGTGGACCCCCGACGATTGGCGCCAATCTTTGTCCGACGAGGCGGTCGGATTCCCGACTAAATGGTTGATGCGGACAGGTGCTTCGAGGATCGCGCCAGAGCCGGAATCGAGGTAGCCGTCAGGCTGCTCGCGGATGGCCGGGTTCCAATCCTTCATCTCGTCCCACATCGGACCGTTGAGCACGTCAACGTGAGCCCACAACACACCTGACTTCATAGGCGGCTCCAGGCCGGCGAGGATGCGTTCGTTCTTGTTGCCCTTGGCGATGTGCTCTTTCACGGCGCACCGTAGCTGCTCCTGCTTCAAGGCGCGCTGCAGCAGCTTGGGCATGAAGGCGCCGAGGCCGTTGGTTTCGACCGTGACGTGCACGATGTTGAAGCGGCGCACCAGCTCGCAAATCTGCATGACCTGGCCGCCGACGATCTTGGTATTGCGGCTGTCGTCGAACTCGGCCATCTCACCGGTAAGCCCTTGCGAAACGTGCCAGTAGTGATTGCCGAAACTGTCGTCGAGGATCAGCGAGAATGCCGACGTGTCACCGCCAACCTTGCCCTTTGCCGGGTCCCAATACGCCCGCCCACTGATGATCTGTACCGTGCCCAGCATCATGCGCACGGTGCGGTTTGCCGTCTCAAGGCGGGGGTGCATGTCGTATGCCTTGATGCGCTCAGGATCTAGGCGCGACTCGTGGATCGGCTTGCTGTGGAGCTGGTATTGCGAATCCCACTCGTTGATCGTGCGGGTCTCGCGGCGGCGCTTGAGTAGCTCGGCCCGGTCGAAGCGCTCGGGCCACGCGCAGCCGGCGTAGAAGTCGACCAGGCAGCCAGGCGCGCGTGTGAACTCTATGCCGTCAGCTGTGAGACGGTAGTCCTTGCCGGGCTCCAGCAGGCGCGCATCCTTGCCGATTCCGGTGAAAACGTACTCGGGCAGGAATGGCAGCAGGTAGTCGGTGCTGGTGGCCGACTCGATGCGGTGTTCCTGATCGAACATGCGGATGGTGAGGCAGTCGGCGCCGAGCTTTTCCATTTCGTCGTAGAGCGAGTCATGGGTATGAGGCGTGCCGATGAACAGCTTGCGACCACCCGGCACGAGGATGTGGGTCTGTTCGCCAAGCCGATAGCGCAGCTTCTCGCGCGCCTCGGGCGTCTGGATGTTGCGCGGCACCTCCACGTCATCGTTTTGCGCTTCATCTGCGCGGGCGCTGGTGACGTTGGATAGGATGCCGCGCGCGTACATGCTGGCGTTCCGGGCATCATCCGAGCCGATCACCCACCACTGCTCGACCGTGCCTTTGCCTGGCGGCAACAGGCCCTGTGTGAGAGGGTGATTTCGGAGCACGTTTTGCGTGTCGCGGCTGGTCTTGTAGGCCGTGGGGTCGGCCTCAGACTGATGGAGGATGCGATACGTCGGGTCGCAGTAGTAGCGCCAGGCGTTGTAGATCGCCAGCAGAGTGGACTTGCCGAAGCCACGGAAGCAGCGCAGCACAGCCAGCGGCCCGCGTTCCTCCATCCAAACAGCGGCCCGCACGTGGATGGCGGGCACCTCCCAGTTTCGACGCTTTGCCCAGATCAGGAAGAAGACGAGGAACGAGACCTTATTTTCCATGGACCTTCTTGTCGAATGCAGCCTTGCGTGCCTCGTGCTGGATCTGATTCAGCATGCGCGTGGCTTCCTTCTCCGCCGCGCGAATCTCGCCATCAAGGCCGTCCGGTTCATCCTGCTCGGGCGGCACCTCCGCGCCACCACCACCGTCGGCGCTGTTGCGCTGTATGACGCCAACAAGGTTCACCGTCTTGAGGATGAGCGTCAGCGTGGCCGCCGCGTTCTTCTTGCTCCAGTAGGCATCACCGCGCGTCTGCGCGTCCATGCTCGCCAGCGCCACCCCAGCGCCTGGCCATGTGTCGGGATCGGCCTCGGCGAGAAACTTGTCGGTGAGCTTCTCAGTCAGGTCTTGCAGTCGTTGGTATTGATCCTGTCGCATGTCAGTTCCCCACGGCAGCGCCAAAGTCCGGCGCGCGATCCGGCCCACCCGTGCCGGGCTGCCACCAGTAACCCTGTTTGAAGTCCTGCTGCGCGCGCTGCTTCATGCGGGAAAGATACCCCGGCGAGAGGTTCTCTTGGAGCGCGTGCATGCCAGCGTGGTCGATGGCCGCCTTGGCGTACCAGAGATTCACATATGGCAGGTGCTGACGCAGGATGTTCAGTGCCTCTGCACCCGCGTGCGTCTCCTTTCCGTTGGCCGCCTTGTAGATGTTGGTGATGCCCAGCTTCAAACCGACATCGGCCACGGTGCCGGCCACGGGCCCGGCTGCCGACTTAAATGCATTCGCCGCGGCGTCGCCTGGACTTTGGGTCGGATCGGTCAGCAGGAAATCGCCAACGATACCCAAGCCGCCACCTTGAGCCAGCGCGCGCAACCAGAACTTGGGCTGCGACATGTCGATGGGGTCTTTGCCCTGCACGATCTGCTTTGCCTGAAACGCGATGGCCCCCAGCGCAGCAGACGAGAGCATGAAAGCAGCGCCGTACACCAGGCGGTTTGCCATCAACGGCGCACCCTCCAATCCCTGTGGCGTGTCCAGCATGCGGCGCCAGTGGCGCGAGATCAGCGCGATAGGGAACGCCTTGAACTGCATGACCGCGCGCGCCAGCTCGCCACGAACCGTGCCGCGCTGTGCACCGCCGCCGGTGGTGATCGCGCGGGTTGCCAGGTCGGGATTCAGCACTGCATGCTCCGACTCGTCGGTGATGAGGTTGAGCACCTTCGTGGTGATCTCGTCGACGCGCTCGTGCCCGGTGGCGCGGATGGCCTCGGGTGTCAGGAAGTGCGCGCCGTTGTGCTCAGTGAGCTGCGCCTGACGGATTACCGCCCAATCAGCCTCGGTGATGCCGGCATGCTCCATGCGCCAACGGTCGTATTCGGTGAGCGCCTTCCAATCAGTTTCGGCCAGCTTCGCCATGCCGCGCATCATGGTCAGCGAGAAGCCACGCCGTAGGCTGTCCGTCCAGGCCGTCAGGAGCGATACCTTCATGGTGCTATTCGCCAGCCGGCCCGACCAGTTGTTGCGAATGTTGTCGCCTGCCCAGCGGTTCAGGTCGCCCGCCATCGATTCGGCGATGATGCCGTGCATGGTCAGGAAGTCGCGCGTTTCCTTGCTGGCGGTGGTGCTGGCAACGTCCTTCATGGCCTGCCAGTAGGAGAGCTTGTTAAAGCCGGTGGTGACGAAGAAGGTGTGCATGTCCGTCAGGCTGGCGAGCAATGCGCTTTGCAGCTTGCCGAACGTCTCGATGTTGCGCGCGGTCATGGCAACCAAAGCGATGCGCGCGTCCTGCGCGGTGCTGGCCGTGCCGTTCACCACGTCCCAATAGCTCTGCGGGCGCAGGCCGAACGATCGCTTGATGCCGCCGTCGGCACGGTCTGCCAAGTCCATCTGCAAACGCATCTGCGCGTTCGGATTCGGGCCGTAGCGCTCCACCAAGCCGATGGATCGGGCCATGCCGCCCACGTGGGAAGACATGGCGTCATACATGCTGCCGGCGCCGTACTGCGACATGTAGGCCAGATAGCTGTCCGCATCTTTGAAGTGGATCTGCCGCGACTGGCTGCCCTTGTTGGCACGGGCGCCGGCACCAGCGGCCGGGCGTGCGCCGGGCTCGCTCTTGTTCAGGCCACCCGAGGCGATGGTTTCCCAGGCGTTTTGCAGGAACGTCGTAACCTGGGCATCGCTCATCGGCGCGCCGTCTTCTGTCAGGTACTGGCGGCGGTCGAGCAGTGGCAGCGTCTTCTCGACCCAAACGTCGCGCGCGGCCGTGTCGCCCTTGCCACGCACGCGCATCTGATCGTGTGGCTGCGGGATGTAGCCATAGTCGAGCTGGCCAACGTCGCCGCCGGCACGGTTGAAGCGCTCGCGCATGCCGTTGATCGTCTCCAGCCACGCCTTGGCCCCGGCCTGTGCCGTCTTGTTGCCGCTGCTGCCGTCGGCGTTGGTGTACATCTCGCGCGCGAGGTCGCGCGTCATGCGCGGATTGTCCGTGTCGAACAGGAACATGGAGACGCGGCGCAGCGGCCCGACACCTTCGCGGCTCTTCACCGCGTCCACCAAGTCCATCAGGTGGCCCATGCTCTCGTGCTTGATCGACTGTACGTAGCCCTGCGTCTGCTCGATGTCGTGCACGAGCGCGCCGCTGCGTTCCTTGTATCCGGCGGCCAAGGCCTCGCCGATGCGCTGCTCAGTAGCCGCCGTCTTGAGGATTTGGAGTTGTGCGCGCTGCACTTTCAAATCGGCTTCGCGCTGAATATCAGCCATGGCTTGGCGTGAGGCATCAAGCACTCGCTGATCGGCGGGCATCGCACGCCAGGCGGCAGGGTCTCGCCGCGCCATGTCGCGCATGGTGCTGGCGACGCGATCTTCAATGCGCTGGATCTCGGCCGCCGAGAGTGTGCGGCCTGCGGCCTGGTTTACGGCTTGGATACAATGGGGCTTCATCGCGTCAGGGCTCCCTTCATGTTCGTGCTCGACATCATCGGTTTGGTGTGGCTGTTCGGCGGCATCGTCGCGCTGGGCATGCTGGCGCGCTGGCTGCCTCCGCAGCATTGGGCGGTGGTGGTGGCGGTGTGCATCTGGGCTGCGGGCATCATCCCGGCCTTGGTCGCGCAGATGAGCAGCGGCACGCCGGCAGCACGGTTGCGCGCAGCAGCGCGAGCTGGCCGCGAATACTGGCTCATCATGGCGGTGCTGTTCGTACTTGGCATCGTCGGCTCCATCATCTTCCTAGCAGCCGACTAGGCGCTCCGCAGGAAACACTCAGCGGCAACCTCCAACAGCGGCGCGTCTGCCTTCTCCTGCGCTGCTTCCTGCTTCACCCGTTCCAGCAAGTCACCCACTCGCATCGGCTCCATGCCGTCGATCTCGACGATCATGTCGGGCGAGAGGCGCGCAATCTCGGCAGCTTGCGCCTCTGTGGCTTTGACAGCCTCTGGCGAGCGCGTTGCGCTTTCGGCGTTTGATGCTACGGAATCAGGGCTTTGCGTTGCGGTTTTCGGCGTTTCCGTTGCGCTTTTCGCGGGTTCTGTTTCACCTGCACGTGCAGGTTCTGCGGCGGCCCGTGCGGGCTCGGCTGGCCGTACCGGTTCCTGTACTGCCCGGCGGGCGGCATCGGCGGTAGCCCGGCGGCTGGTAGCCGGCGCATCCAGAGCGGCACGCGCAGAACGGGCACTGGCGATCTGCTCGTCGAGCGCGGTCAAGTGCTGGCGGGCTTGCTCTGCGCCCTGGTTGCGGTCGATGATTCCCTGCAAGCGTTGCATCTGCGCGGCCTGATCGGTCGCAGCGTTTCGCGCCTGCTCGGTCGCCTGGGCCAATGCCTGCTTGTAGCTGAAACGCCCATCGCCTTGCTGCTGGATTTCCTTTGCGAGAGTACGCAGCGATGCATCGTCAAGGCGCACGGGCTGGCTCTGCAACGTCTCCAGTTGCTGGCGCACTTGCCGAATCTCCCCGGCGTTGGCGACGTTTCCGGCTTCCCCCAGGATGTCAGCGCGGCTGGCCTCCAATCTGCCGATCATCGTGTCCAGCACCTTGGCGTGTGACAGGGTGTCGGGGTTGAGGATGTCGGTCACGTCCACCCGATCGCCAGCGCCGAGCTGGTCGGCTGCCTTGATAAAGGCGTTCAGGTGATCATTGGCCGCGTTCACGTCGTGCGGATCGGCCAGATTCCACGACTCGACCGTGTCGCGCACCTGTTGCACGCGGGCAGCGGCTACAGCGTCAGGATCGTTGGCAGCGGCGCGGCCGGCGGCATCACCTGCATGCGCGGCCATGTAGTCGTCGGTGGCACGCACATAGCGCGCAGTCTCTGCCTGCGGAGGAAGCCGGCCCTCCATGATCGCCCGACCAGCCTTGCCACCACCGTTGTAGTGCGCGATGGCCGCGCGCACGTTGCCGTCGTATTGCGCGATCAGGTCTTTCATGTAGCGAGCAGCGGCGTCGATGTTCGCCACCGGGTCGCGCACGTCGCCGCCCTTGCCGTAGGTGCGCCACGTGTCATCCATGAACTGCATGATGCCCTTGGCACCAACTGGCGATGTAGCCATGCTGCTGCTCGATCGCTCGCCCGCGTTCTTAATGGCAAGAAGAGCCTCGGGCGGAATGCCCTCGCGCTCGGCAGCGGCAGCCGTGTAGGCATCAAGCCGCGCATCGTCGTAGCGCAGCGCTTTGCGCTCGTTCGCCCCCATGTCGACCAAGGCACGGGCGGCGGCCATGTCACCAGCAGCCGGCGTCGTGGGCACCTTGGCGGCTGACCGCATGTGCAGCGCGCCGAAGCCGGCGGGAACCAGCGTGGAGACGGCTATCGCCACCGGATCGAACGGGTCGTACTGCTCGGCAATGTCCTTGTAGTTGGCGTCGCGCAATATGGCGCGCGTGGCCGCTTGCTGGGCGATGTAGGTGCCTGGGCCACCGGCCACCACAAGAGCGGCCGTCTGGGCAATGGTCTTTCCTGCAAACGGCATCACGACGCCCAGGCCAGCGCCAATGCCCTGGACAGCGCCAGCCTTCATGCGGGTCGTGGGATCGACGCCCTCGGCTTTCAGGCGGTCAGCCTCTGCCGTGGCCTCGTCTGCCGCTGTCAGCACTGCACCGGGCACCGGGCCACCCAGCGCTGTGTACCCGAGCGCCTTGGTGCCGAACTTCGTGAAGCCGAACAGCAGACGCTCGACAGTGTTGGATGTGTGCGCATCCGGCGTCATATCCCGCGCGGTGGCGCGCAGTGACGTACCGAGCGGCGTGCTAAACGCCTCACCAGATTGGACGACAGCCCGAGCCTCGGCTGACTGCTCCTGCTCTGGCTTCGTCATCGGATCGAACAGCCGGGCCGGATCTGCCTGCGTGGCGTAACCTGCAGTGATCTGGCCAAACGCGCCGAGCTGGTCAGCGCCGAAGCCTGCCGATTCTGTAGCACCTGCGGCCACGCCGACCACCGGTGCCGCCGCTGTCTTTCCCACCGACACCCAGAAGCCGCGCCCAGGCGATGCGGGCGGCGGCAGCGGCCGATCAACGCGGTCCTGCAATACCTGATCGGTCTGATCTTGATAAATGGTGTCGATCATTGCGGCACCCGAATGATGAGAGGTTGGCCGCCGGGCGACAGCGTGACGATGCCGGAGCCAGCCTTGACGGCGTAGCGGCCCTGGCCGGCATGCATGAGAGAAGCATCAGGCAACTGCTTCACGAACGTTTCCAGTGGCACGGCCTGCTTGCCGACGAACACCGAACCGCCGACCGCCCCCTGCGCGGCTAGGTCGGCAGGCGTGATGGCCTTGATCCTGCTGCGGAAAGTGTCTTCCTTCATGCCGTATGGCATCGGCACCTTCGATCCGTCACGCTGGTCGGCGATGTTGCCAATGGCCATGCCAACGGCGCGCTTCACGTCCGGCGTGTCACCCCCAGCAGCTACGCCGGCCATGATGAGGTAGGCAGCTTGCTTGGCTGCACGGTCAAGGTTCTGGTCAGGGATAGCGTCGCCGATGGTCTTGGCAATCTCGCCCTTCCAGCCGGTTTCCTTGTGGCTGTCGATGGTGATGGCGTTGTCTTTCAGCGCGCGCTCGCCGCGCAGGATCAGCTCGGACGTGTAGCGGCCCTGGGTGGTCTTGGCGTTGGCATAGCTCATGGCAATGCCGAGGATGCTGTCCTTGTCGCCGAATTGCTTGGCAAGCTGCGCCAGGCGGTCAGGATCGCCAACGATTTGTCCGAATGCTGCCAGTGCGCTGGATTGCTGGTCTGGCGGCAGCGCGCGCACCAGCTTTCCGATCTGCGCAGCCTCGTCCGGCTGCAGCGGAGATACCTTGCCACCGGCTGCCACCTCCACCACGCCGATGTCGCGCATGCGCTGCGAGAGCACCGCTTGCGCGTCCTGCACGCTGTTCATCGTCAGCCGCGGTGCGTCTTGGATGACGCCGCGTTCCTGGGCCGCCTGCCACGGGTTTTCCTTGTACGCCTTCACGCTCTCGTCGTGGATGCGCTTGAGCTGCTCCTGAACCTTCTGCTCGGTCGGGCTGACGCCGACGCTCGGATCGCTGCCGGCGGCATTTCCGCGCTCCAGCACTGCGGCCTGCTGCGGCAGTGAGAGAGAGGCGAAGCCGGCAACCTGCGCTTGCGACTTCACCAGTTCCTGCGTGGGGCCGGCCATCTGCGTGCCGGCTGTCTTCTGCGCAAGGTCGTTGATGAAGTCCTGCGACATGTAGCGGCCTTTCGACATCAGGTCGAATGCGCTGTTGTAGGCGTCGGTAGCCGCGTTCTCGCGTGCCTGCTGCTCTCGTGCCGCCTTGTCGGCGTCGCGCTGCTGCTGCGCCAGGATACCGTTCTCGTAGGCGTATGCCTTGGTGATGAGTGCCGTGCGCTTGGCGGGGTCGATGTTCTCGCCGTCCGGGCCCTGGATCTTCTCGCGCGCGCCGCGAACCATAGAAAGGTCGCCGGTCTGGGCTGCCCCCTCCAGCGTGGCGTTGGCGAAGTTGTAGGTCGCACCTTCCTTGAACTTTTGCTTGGTGAGGGCGATCTTCTCGGGCGACCAGCCGGCGGCCGGCCCCATGGTATCGACGGTGCGCGAATACTGGTCGACTGCGGTGGGCAAGTCACGCATGGCCTGCCGCTGCAGCGCTTCGCCGATGTCATCGAGCTGTGCGCCGGTCTCCGACTGCGTGCGCTTCAGGATGACCGTGTTCAGATTGCGGGCCAGCGTACCGCCCAGCGTCGTCAGATGGCTGTCGATGGTCTGACGCTGCTCAGGCGTGAGCCCCTGCGTGCGTGCTGCCGTAACGTCCGTGATGCGCTTCTTGTAAGTAGCCTGTGCATCAGCGGTGCTGATCGAGCCGTCCGCCACGCCTCGTGCAACCTGATCGTGCACATCGTGATAGTCGTTCGTCAGGTTGGCGAGAGTTCCGACAGCCTGCACGCGCTGCTTGTAGTCGTTGGCCGCCTGCAACGCCTCGGCGAATTGCATGCCACCCGCGGCCAGACGATTTGCACCGGCTGCAACCGCTTCAGCGCCAGCAGCCGAATACTGCGGCGCGTTCTCGGGCTTCGCTACAACGTTGCCGAAATCCCCGGTTGGAATCTTCATTGAATCGCTCCCGCAGCGTTACCACCACCAGTGCGCACGCCCGAAGTGGCTGCCCATCGGGACCGTGCTGCCGTTCCGACAGCGCCCAGTATCGTCCCGCCGGCGCTGAGATAGCCGCCAATCTGAGCGGCGTTGCCCTGGGCGCCGACGATGGACGCCTGATCGCGTGTCGTCTGCGCCTGGCGAGAACCCGTCAGCAGTGTCTGATAAGCGTCCTGCTCGGACTTCTGGTAGACGTCCTGCGCGATCCGGATCGGAGTTCCTTCGCCGAGGGAAATACCGGACGCAGAAAGCGCGGCGTTCGCTTCGCCAACCTGAGCGCGCGCCGCCCGACGGATCTTTTCCGCCTGCGCGACTGCAGCATCCTGGTCAGCAGCCGCTTGGTTCTGCAAGGCAGCTTGCTGCGCGTCTGCCGCTTTCTTCTGCTGCTCTCCGCTGTAGATGGCAGCACCAGCGCCAATTGCTGCAGATGCCGCCAGCGCGACCATGGCGACGGTGCTTGCTGAAATGCCTCCAGACATGGCTACTCTCCCGTGATGATGATGGTGTTGTGCTCAGGATCGCGGCGCGACATGAGCAGATCGGTGTCGTCGGTGAACTCGGCTTCGGCCTGTTCGATGGTGCTGGCCTGCGTGGGAAAGGTCATCGTGACGGTGGTGTCGGCGTATGTCACGAATGCCTGCTTGCGGCCTGCACTGGCGGGAATAACGGCGGCGCCGGTGATGCGCACGCCGTCATCGTCGCCGCGCGAAACCACCACATCGCCGCACACCACCAGCAGCGTCGAGCGCTTGATGAGCGCACCGGTCAGTACCACGCCCGCCGGTATCGTGATCGTGCGCGCGTAGAGGCCGGCATGCAGCACGTGGTGCGTGTGAATCTCGATTTGCGGGCACGAGAGAACAAGCTTCTCCAGTTCGCCCACGCGCGCGATGGCGTCAGGCGTCATCGGCTTGATGTCGAGCCGTTGCGGTACAAGGTTGGTCATTGCAGCCCCTTGAAGAAAACGCGGTTCGTCTCGCGGTAGCCGATGCCCTGCATCACGCGCTCCAGCACGCCACCGGTCGGTGCGCTCACCAGCACGCCAGCAGCACCAACAGCGCGGGCGGCTTCCTCGGCAGCGTGCAGCAGGCGCAGGCCGGCGCCCGTCTTGCGGTGCTCTGCAGCGACGAAGTAGGACTCCGTGACACCCACGCGGCGGCCAAAGTGCGGCAGCACGGGCAGCAGCAGGAACATGAAACCGACAAGCTGGCCGTCGGCATACGCTGCGAACGCCTGCAGTAGATGCGCTGCTTCCATGGCGCGGTAAGCGGTCACCTGCGGTGCGGCGGGCCCGATCTCGTCGTTTGCAGATTCGGCGGCGTACTCGGCCAGCAGCGCGGCGAGGTTCGGCGCGGTCTCGATCTCGGCCACGGTGACGGGTAAAACGATGAGGTCAGACATTGAGGAACTCCAGACCGATGGAGCAGCGCACCGCTCCGTGCAGTTCGTACAGGCGTGCTGTGACTTCGGGGTCAAGGCCGGTGGATGTGCCGACATCCGTCCAGATCGCGCCGCGCAGCTTCGCCCAGGCTTGCAGGGCAACAATCAGTCGACTCGCGGCCAGGCTGCCGCGCGCCTCCTTGGTGATAAACAGGCTCACCTCGCGGGCCAGTCGGTCATCGCTCGACCAGTGCGGGCCAATCGCGCCAGCAATACCGCCGATGATCTCGCCGCCGCGCTCGGCCACGTAGACCACACCGTCGTCCGACATGAGCAGCGTGTGCAGCGTTTCGCCAGCCCGCTCCCGAGAGAACGAAAGCCGCGACCAGCGCGGCGACTCGGCGTGCATCTCTTCGCCAAGATCGAGAAGGCGCGGCACGTCGGCCGCTGTGGCAAGGCGAATGCTCATGAGTTCACCGTCAGGTCGCGGATGACGGCCAGCGCATGGAACGGAAGCGGCGCGTCTTGAATCAGGGTCAGCGGCGAATCGCCGCGAGCCCAGCCATTCGTCCCGATGAACTCGTAGCCGGTCAGTGCTTGCGGCGGACGGTCGAGCAATTCGGAGCCGAAAGACCGGAACGGCATTTCTTCGGGACCGTCGCCTGTGTCGACCTTGCAGCCGGTCGTGTTCAGGAAGAGCACCGAAACCTTCGACGTGCTCATCTGGTTGGTTTGTGCAGTGCCGGTACCGAGCGCGACTTCTGGGCGCAGCAACTTGATCTGGTTACTGAAAGGCAGGCCGATCTCGACGCTCTTGGCTGGGCGCGACAGCGTGACTTGGCCGCCCACCACCAAGAACCGATCGATGTAAGTTCCATCCGCCTTGACGTCGACGTACTTGCCTTCGAGGTGGGTAATCCCTGTCCAGAGCTGTTTGCCAACCGGATCGGTCCCAGTGATCGCACAGTCGGTGTAGAGCGTTTCATCCAGGCGCTCGATGTAGCGCACGGTCTGGCCGCTGACGTAGCGGCGGACTACCAACCACACTTCGTCGCCAGTTCCGTTCGGGATGACGGCCACCGACTCGACGGCGCCATCGGTGACCTGCGGTGTCCATGCGGTGACGCCTTCGTCGCGGTCGATGGTGAGCACAGCCATCTTGCCGTCGCCGCGCACGCACCACACCAGCGAGCGGGCTTCTTGCTGGTAGGCCATGTCAACGATGCCACTCTCGGTGATGTGCTCGGCCAGAACTGTGAGGTCTGGAGCGCTGTACGAGTCCGACTCGAACTTATAGGACATGGAGCGCATCTTGCGGCCGGCGCGTTGAACAAATAGCGCCTCATTGCCTACGCGGACGGGGCGGACCTGATTGCAGCCGTAGAAGCTTTGCGGCTTTGCCTGCACGTTGGTGGGCGTCAGCGGCTTCTCGACGCCGCCTGCCACGGTGAACTCACCGCCGTAGGTCAGCGCCAGCAAGGCCCGCGAGGCAAGCAGGTGCTTGATAGGGTTGACCTGGCCGCCGGTGTTCAACGTGAACGTGTAGGAGTCGTCATCGTTCACACCGCTCGTGAAATCGAAGTACAGCCCAGGCTTACTGCCCCACAGCGTCTGCGGATAGCGCGGCGAAGAGGCGGCGACAAGGCGCTGCTCGTAGATCGTGCCCGTGGCCGGATAGCCGTCGTAGGGATTCCACACCGACGACTCCAGCGACCATGCATTTGCCGGCGCCGATACCGTGGCCGTCATCTCCTGCAGGATCACGGCGTTTGCCACGCTTGGACTGGCGATACCCTGGATCTGGGCCAAGCCGCCGTTGATGCGCACGAACTTGCCGATGTCGTCTGCGCGCCAGCCGGCAAGGCTCGCATCGAAGGTGAGTGTGATCTGCTTGCCAATGGGGCTCTTGTCCGATGGTGCCAAACCGCCCTGCGGCGAGTCGGCCAGAATCCACACGAACGGCGCCATGCTCGCGCTTGCGAACGCCTCTTGAATGTCGACGGTCGCGGTCGACGCGTTGGGGACAGCGGTGATCTTGGCGGTTCCACCAGCCTGCAGTTGGATGCGGCGGCCAACATCGCCAGCCACGAAGACTCCCGGACTTGCAGTCGCTGTGCGGCCAGTGCCCACAGTGGTGGCGGACAGCGTCAGCGTGGAATTGAACCGGTGGCCAATCTCATCGAAGGGCGGCACGACAAACGGCGCGGCAGCCAGTGCCCAGTTGTCGGACGCCAGCCGGCGCAGCGACTGCGGCGGCACGAGCTGGTGAAAGATGAACATCGTGTCAGCGCTCTGCGTGACGTTGATGTCCCAGATCATCGACTCGCTGTAGGGCGTGGCGATCTCATACGGCAGGCCACCGACCAGCACCTGACCACCGGACTGCACGTAGACCCGCATGTAGAAGTCGCCGAACTCCAGCACGTATGCCTGCTGCGTGTTGAAGACGAACGGAATGATGCGGCAGCGCTTGAGGTGCGTTTTGGACGGCGCAACGTAGCGCTTGCCCGGCCGGCGCTCTGCACCGCCGTGGATGTTGACGATGCAGTTTTCCAGCGACTCGGCGCCGTTCAAATAACGCTGCACGTCGAAGCGGCCGAACACACGTGGCGACACCTCGCCGGCAGTGAAATTGGTTTGAGGTACGGTCAGGCGCGGCATGCTGTCATCGCGCGGAGAAGCGCGCCTCGATCAGTTGGCCCTCTGCGAATTCCTCGGGCGGGTTGTCCTGGCCGTCGATGGCCTTCGCCACCTTGAGCGCCTGGGTGTAGATCTGGAAGCGGCTGTCGCGCTCGGTGGTGGACTTCGTGACCGTGTAGGCGATCTCTGCCGCCATGCGCTGCTCCATCAGCTTTACGAGGTTCGCCGTCCACGTGGCTTCCTGATCGTTCCGGAAGACGTAGACCAGCGGCAGCACCGTCACGCTGGCGAGGATGCGCTGGCCTTCCTGGAGGAAGTCTATCTGTCCATCGCGGCTGCCGACCTGAATGTTGCGTAGCCAATCGTCTGGCAATTGAAACTGTGCGGTGTAGTCGAATGCCGGCTTGTCGACCATAGGCGCGAGCTGAACGCGCTTCGTTGCGCAGTTCCAGAAGTGCGCGCGCAGCACGTCGTCGCGTGTGGTCGCGTACAGGTTCGAGCAAACACGCGCGAACTCGGTGGGCTCATCGAACGATGAGATCGGCTTCGCGCCCAGAGACAGCAGCGCATTCGAGCAGACGGAAACGGCAGATACCATGGCAGCCCTATAACGAAACCGGGGGCACGAAGCCCCCGGAGTGAAGCACCCGCACGCGGGCGGGGGTGGATAAAGCCTGTACGGACTCAGTCGAGGATGTATTCGACTTCCACTCGGATGGCCTGATTAGCTTGCGGCGTGGCGCCCGTGAAGGTCAGATACACCTCGACCGGCTGCGTCGTGACGTACTCGATGCCAGCCGCGACCTTCGTGCCGTTGTTGGCCGCGAGGTTGCCCGCCGAGCTGATCGCCACACCGGAAGCGATGGCGGTAGCGTCGATGGCTTCCTGCGTCTTCGGGTCACGGATACCGATGCTCAGGGTGGACGACGCGGCACCAGCAGCGCAGCTCACCCACGAATCGGCGGTGAAGCGCGCCCCGGCCGGGATGACAGCGCCACTGCCCATCGTGTCGTTCAGCGCAGCGGTGAACGTGGCGGGCGTGGTGATGATGATGGACCGGCGGCGCCCGTGGGCGTCGGTCGGCATGACCTTCTTGTTTGCAGCGACGTTCGTCGACTGGCGGGATGCGATTTCAGCCATGGTTGGCTCCTATGAAGTCTGCGTGTCAGGGGAGACAGCCGGCGCCGTGCCGGCTGGCCTGTTGGTTAGACGAAGTCGATCTGCACGACCTTTTCTTCTTCGATGCGCACGACACCGAAGGAGGCAGCCATGGACACCTGCATCGTGTCCTTCTTGTCGCCCCGGCGTTGCGACTTACCTTCGACGAAACCGGTGCCGCGATGCAGCGCGCTGCGCGTCCACATGGCCGTCGAGTAGGTCGAGGTGCCGGAGTTGAACGCCACCTTTTCGTAGGGAATCCAGTTGATCCCCATCCACTTTCCGGACACATCGCCGTCCTGCAGCATCTTCACGGCCATCCAGTCGGCGGACGTGAGCGTGGTGTCAGCCAGGATCGACGCCAGCATGTCGGACGTGTAGGCGCAGAAGATTTCCTCGCCGTTGTGGTTATCCGCTTCGTTCTTGCGGAAGATCTTGCGGGCCGTGAGGATCTTCGACTTCGTGAACGCAGTGGCGCCGGCTGCGATCTTCTGGCCAGCAGGCAGCGCGATCAACGAGCCGTCCTTGGCCTGCGAGTTGCCCAGCAGCGCTGCGAAGATGAGCGAGTCCTTGCGGCGGTTCCACGCGGCGATGAGCGATTCCATGTAGGAACCGTTCGGGTTCGCCAGCACCTTCGGCTCGTCGGCGCGGTCGACCGGCAGCGCTTGGTAGAAGTCCTGCATCAGCGCAACGCGCGTCGAGTGCGTGACTTCGCTCCATTGCGTGTCGCCGTGGCGCACGGTGTTCTGCGGGGTGTCGTCCAGCGGTGCCAGACGGTTGGCCGTGAACGACTCGCCGGTGATGTTGCCGCGGTCGAAAACGGTGGCCGCCAGGCGCGACTCTTTCTGTTGCGCTTGCAGGCGGATGGTGTCGTCCCACTGCTGGACGAATGCTTGTGTGATCGTGTTGGACATTGCCAGTTCTCCAAGGGGTGAATGGTTGGTTCGCCTCTCGGGGTGTCCGGTATCCGGGCCCGTACAGCAGTCGCCACGCTCTGCCGGCTACCGCTCGGCGTGGAAGGCTTTGGGCTGGGTGTCCGCGCGCCATGCGGGCCAGTGAATGCCCGCAATGGTCACGCTGTGAGGTGGTCGGTTTCCCGACCTTTTGGAAGGATCAGGCTGCTGCTTCGGTGCCGAACTTGCGCTTGTAGTAGTCGGCGATCTGCGCACTGACGCGCGCGTTGTCCGGGTGCTTCGGATTGGTGTACGCCTCCGACTGCATCAGCGACTTGATGTCCTGATCGCTGGTGCGCACCACGTCGCCACCCGGAGGCGTGTCCTCGGCGAACTCCGGGCCAATGGCCGCCATCAGCTTGATGAACGTCGGATCGTTGCCGAGCGGGCCGCCCATGATGGCGTCCATGTTCATGCCGGCTTTACGGGCGATGGCCTCGGCGCCGACGTAGGCGTTGCGCACGTTGCGGTTGAAGTCAGCATCCGTGGCCCATGCCTTTTTCAGCTCAGCCGTGGAGGCAGCGCCATCCAGTTGGGCAGCACCGGCCACAAGCTGCGGCGCCATGGCGAAGTAGCTCTCCATCACGCCGTCGAGCTGCTTTTGCGTCAGGCCGAGCCCGTGCATCTTGGTGGCGAAGTCCTTGAAGCCGGCATCGGTGGCCGGGTCGAACGCCTCTTTCATGGCATCCGGTACGTTCACGGTGTACTCGTCGGCGCTCTTCGGAGGCAGATCGCCTGTGCCGATGCGCTTCTCAGCATTGCTGTACGCCTCGGCCAGCTTGCGTGCACTGGCATCGATGTCGAAGGTGCCGTCTTCCTTGGAGACGCGGTATTTCTCCGGGATGAAATCGCCTTGAATCTCGGGGTCGGTGGCACCAGCGGCCAGGGCCGGTGCGGGAGCGGGAGCCGGAGAGGCAGCAGCGGGTGCCGGTGCGGGCGCTGCGGCAGCAGGCGCAGGAGCCGGTGCGCCAGTCGCGCCACCACCAGCAGCAGCACCGCCGGCTTCCTCCATCAGTGGGAATCGTTTGAGGAACATGGTCATGCCTCCTTTGGGGGGTCTTCATTCACACCGTGTGCACGGTTGATCTGCGTCACGATGTACTCGATAACGTCGCGCTGGCCCGCGCGGTAACACGTCTCGCGGTCGGCATCGTGGCCGCCAGGAACGTACACCTTGCGGGCAAAGCGTGCCGTCAGGTGGGAAAGGATTGCGGCGCCTCGCCGGTCATCCTCGAAAAGGTCGGCAAAGTCGCGCGGGGTCGGATCGCTCATGCGGTGGCTAGGTTTTTGGCGACTTCCTGAGCGGCAGGCTGCAACAGCTCCTGTTGCTGCTGCTGTGCGGCCGCTTGCTGCATGGCCTTCTGGCGCTGGTCACGCGCGGCGGCTACCTGATCCTCGGTGCGCATGATCTTGGCCGGTGCACCATTGCCCTCGGCGATGATGCGGATGCCTTCGTCGACGTCCACGTTGTCCCACACGGACGGGTCACCCTTGGCCGCTGCCGTCTGCGCCACAGCCGTGAACGTGTTCTGCACCGCGCTGACTTCCTCCAGCTTCTGGGCTTTCGCCATCGGCGAGGTGAAGGTGACGCGGAACGAGCGATTCGCCAGGGACTGCGGCGGTGGCGTGAGGATGCCAGCGCGCCAGGCCAGGCCGAAGCAACGCTCGATCATGCGCTGCAGCCATTCGGCCTGCATGCGCCCATAGATCGGGCCCAGAAGCTGGCGGATCAGCGCCTGGCGCACGTGCACCTCAGTGGCCGTCATGGCCGGGCCGTCCTGCGGCTGGAGCTGGTCAGCCATCAGCGTCTTGCGGATCGACGCCTGAAGCTGTTCCTTCTTCGTGAACGAGATGTTGAAGTTCGATGCCGGCTGCAGCGGCTTGATGCTGTCGACCGAGTTGGCGACGATGATCTTGCGCGGGCCGATCTTCACGGTGCGCGGGTTGAGCACGCCGTCGTCCTCGGCTACCCACATGCCAGACACGGCCATGTCGGTATTGGCGTCCTCCATCATCACCAGCCGGTTCAGCGCCTTCACGTCGGGCAGTGCGTCGAACATCGGGCCGATGGCGTAGGCCGTGGTCTGCAGCACCTGCCAGCGCGGGGCGACAAATGGGCATTCCTGATAGCCGGATTCGCGCAACACGGCCTTGGTGTCCACGTCGATGTGGCACGACGCGAACGGCATGTTCTTTGCCCGAGCCGCGTTCTCCACGCCGTCAGCGCGCGGGTAGATCGCGTGCACGACCTGCACCGGGTCGCTCAGGTTGCCTTCGGTGAACTTGCGTTGCGTGCTCGGGCTGCAGGCGTTCATGCCGAAGGTGGCCACGCACTGCTCGACGGTGAGCGTGTACGGGCGATAGCAGGTATCGGCAGGCCCGCCAGCACGAGAGGCAGCCAGAAAGCACGAATGGATCGGCCACTGCTCGAAGTGATAGCCGCCGACTTGCCGATCTGCATCGATGTAGAGCACGAACCAGCCAGCGCCCACGAGATCAAGGCAGCATTCGAATGCCTCGGCGTCGTAGTTGCTGGCGTGGATGTTCTCCCAGATCGTCTGCGCGTTCTCGTCGAACCAGCCTTCCTCGTCTTCGTTGTCCTCGCCGCCGATGACGTTGAGGCCGAACCAGCGCGAGTTGCTGGGCGTGACGCCCGACAGGATGCTTGCGGCCAGGGTGCGGCCTGCCTCTGTCGACGTGCTGTCGAACAGCTTGGCGCGCTTGGCCTGCAGCGCGGTGGCGTCGTACTGCTCGCCATAGAAGCCGTCAGCGCGCACCGGGAACGAGTGATTCAGGCAGTCGCGCCAGAGATCCTCGTGCTTGGTGCGGTCGCTGCGCAGCTTGTCGAGCCGCCGCATAACGCGGGCGCCGATGTCTTGCATCATGATCCGAGCAGGGGCTTGCCCTGGGCCAGTACGGTGCTGGTGGCCGGCGTGCCGCCGTTACCACCACCGGCACCAGCCGCCAGCAGGGATTGGCGCTGACGCGCAACCTTAAGCGCGGCGGCTTTCTCGTTCGCCGACTGCGTGGCAAGAGCATCAGCCTTCTCGCGCTCGGCTGCCGGGTCAGTTTTTGCAGGAATGTCGGGACCGCCGCCGCACATGTCGTGGTCTCCGATTAACGACGGTTGGTCGGCAGTTCGCGGTCGGACTCATCCGGGGCGAGCCAGCCGTCCTTACACAGCACAGGCGCGCGCAGCTTCTTGGCGTCGACCTCGTACGAGAACAGCTCGGCATAGTTCACACGGCCGGCAGTATCGGCGCGCGGTGCGGTCTGCTCGGGGGTCTGGGTATCGGCAGCCGGTTTGCTGTCGTCTTCAGGGTTGCCGCCGGGGGTCTGAACGTCGAGGTTGCGTGCCATGCCGCGTCTCCGTTGGTTGGTGGGAGGAACGCGGGCAGTATCGGCGCGCGGTGCGGTCGGATTCCCGACCGTTTCCGCTCAGGCGCGGTAGTCGTAGGGGCTGACCTTGGGGGCTTCGTCGGAGCCGTGGCCGGTGGCTTGGGCCCAGAACGTGAGCAGGCAGACGCCCTGGCTGTGCTTCGGCTCGGCGCCGTTCTTCCAGCCGATGAGCGTGGATTTTGGGATGTCGGTGAAGTGCGAAACGTCGTTGAGGCTGTAGCCCTCGTCCTTGAGCTGGACGAAGACACGGAACCAGTCGATGCGGAGGTCGGTGGTCTGCAGCGTCATCGTTCCTGGGCAAGCACAGCGCGGTCGCGCCACTCGATGAACGGGCGGCGGACGATGGTGTGGAACAGCTCGGCGGCCTGCGGATTGCCGTCGATCTGCCGGCGGCTTTCGACCTGACACGCCAGCCGGATGAACTCGGCCGCATCGTCGACCGTGATCGGCTGATGCGCGAGATCCTCCAACCACGCGCGGAACAGCGGCTGCGTGGGGAGGATACCAGCGAGGCGGGTCAGGTTGGCGGCCATGTCAGCACCAAATTCCCGCGATAACCGCAATGGCTTTGAGAACCAAGATGCCTACCAATCCAATGATGCAGGCGCAGATTACGATCTCGAGCAGCGCCAGAGCCACCTTCTCGAATTTGGTTTCATAGAACATGGGATCCCTCAGCTTTCCTGTTCGAGTGCATAGGCCAGCAGCGCCACCGCATCGGCCTCGTTGTCGTCTTTGGCCGCGATGCCACGCGCCTTTGCTGCGGCGATCATGTCGGGCTTCTTGGCGTTGCCCTTGCCCGTGGCGTGCTTCTTGATCGTGCCCACCCCGACGCCGTAGAGCGGGATGTTGTTCGCCGCGCACCAGAGTTCGAGAATCGCCAGCAGACCGCAGTACGCACGCGCTGCGAGATTCGACGCGAACGGCTGTTTCACGTCTTCGTAGTACACGGCCTGGATGCCACCGGCCTCGCGTGCTCGAGCGGTCAGGAATTCGCGGAACGACAGCCAGCGCTTGCCGGAGCCGCCGCAGCGCTTCGGATCGAATCGGTCGCTGCCGCTGCTGAACTTGCCCTCGCGCGTCGCCACGGCCCAGCCGCATTGCGTGCCCAAGTCGAGCGCCAGCACGTTGCTGTTGGCCGTCGCAAATGCGCGCGCGCGCGTGGGCGTACCCAGTTCTGCGGGCCGAACTACCATCGTCTCCGGATCCATGACCGGATCGGGCACTGCCACGCGGGAGACGCCGAACAGCGTCGACGTGCTGAAGAATTGGCTCATGCGGCCACCTCCGGCAGGAAATCGCCCACCGTCTGCGGCCCGCTGGCTTTGGCGACGGTTTCGGGTTGCTGCGGTGCCGGTACGCCGTTCGTGCACTCGCGGAAGAGAGCGGCATGGATGCGCTGGCCCCACAGCGGAAGGTGCTGCCCCTCGTCCTGCACGACGTTGCGCTCAACGGTTTCGCCGGTGTGGCGGTCGCGGTAGGGATGCGCCAGCGTGACGGACATCGGGACCAGATCCGGCCGGCCGATCTTGCGCATGCGCTCGCCAGCGGCGATGTTCTGGCCTTCCTTGTCGAACGCAAACGGGTCCGTGTGCATGGCGCGATGCAGCGTACGGATCAGCGGCAGCCGTTGGCGCAGGCGCTGCGTCACCTCCTGCATCTTTGCCGTGTCAGCGAACGCGTGCTGTGCGCACATCCAGTCCGTGCCCACCTTGATTGCCGCCCACATCGGGCAGCCCCACGCGGAGCACTGGCCGGGCTTGTGCGCGGGTTCATCGGGCGTGTTCATCGGGGTGCGATCGAGCGTCATGCGGTGGCCCTCCCTTGGGCTGCGGCCATGGCGGTTTGGATTCGGGCGATGTACTCGGGCCGGCTCTCGCCCATGCGGGCTTCACCGGCGCCAACGCGCCGGCCTTCGGCGTTGAGTTGCGTGTCGCTCATGGCGTGCAGCGGCGGCGGGCGATGGGCCTGCGGCTTGGGTTGCGGCGGGTTCAGCACGTCCTGCAGGATCGGCTGCAGGTAGGCGGGCGAGATCGGTTGCGGCGCTGGCTTGCGCTCTCGAGCGATCTCCACAGCGGCGCGCAACTGATCGTCGGTGGCGCCCGACTTGGCGAAGGCGACGGCCAGCGGGTGCGATCCGGTCATCGGCGCGACGCCAAGGCTGCGCAACAGCACCGAGACCTGCACGTGTCGCTCGATGGACTCGTCGTCAAAGGCGCGCGACTGGCCACCGTGGTTATGCTGCTGCAGCTCAGTCTGGTGTCTGGTGTCTGGTGTCTGGCTAAGGTTTTTTTCAAAACCCACATGGTTTTCAATTTCAAAACCGTCTGGGTTTTTTGTAGGTTCGTTTTGGGATGGATTTTTACGAGGACGACCGCCTTTCTTTCCGTTCTCGCGGTTCTGCTCGCCTTTCGCGCTGGCCGCTCCAATTTCACGCTCGCAGCGGCTTTGAATCCATACACCATCAACGAGACGGAAGAACTCGCCCAGCACGTTTTGCACGGCCTGCTGCTCGTCCTTCGAGCGGGCACCAATGAGTCGTGACGCCTGGCCGTCGGGAATGCCGGCCTCGCGCGTGTAGTAGACGTCCATCAAACGCGCGTACACCCCGTGCTCGAGCAGCGACAGGTGCGCGGCGTCCTTGATGTAGTCGCCGATATGGCGCTTGTAGAAATTCATGCGCTCACCTGCGTGCGCCGCGCGAGATCGACCAACCAGTCGGCCAAGAGCGCGGGCGTATGTTCCCGCTCTGCCTTGGTCACGTGCGGCCGGTAGTCGTGGCGCTTGCGCGATTGGATGACATGCGTGGGCTCGCCCAGGACGAGTGGCATGTCGGGAATTTCGATAGGCTGGCAGCCGACCACGTACAGTAGCGTCGCCTTACGCGCGCGGTGGCCGAACCAGTTCTGGTGAATGGGCAGCGTCCAGCCGCCCCACGCGACGCGTGGGGCTCCGGGCAGCGGTAGACCTGCCGCCGGCCACAGCAGAGACGACAGAGGATGTTCCAGCACGCCACCGAACCGGCGCACCTGATCGACCGCGAACAGAGCTAAGTCCTTCTCGTCCGCGCGCGGCTTGGCGAAATGGCGAAGGCGCCCCCACGCGCGGCACGGCGGATGCGCGACTACCGGACAGCCACCAGGCCAGCGGCGCGCATCGCGCTCGATGTCCCACACGTCGCAATCGGGCAGCGTCTTGTACACGCTATCGGCGCGGGCGAAGAGAACGGCGACCTGGCGCATTCGCCTACCCCTGCACCGTCGACTGCTGCAGGTCCGCTTCCAGATACCGCAGCGCCATGCGCTTGAGCGACAGCAGGTCTTGCGAGTCGACCACCATCGAGCCGATGGGTGCGACCTGCAGGCCAAGCACGGACAGAAGCTGCGACCAGCGGCCCAGGTCTTCGAGCGTGCGGCTGATCGTGCTCGCCGATACGTTCATGCAAGTCGCTGCATGCGCCTGCGTGACGCGTGCAACGGCGCGCAAAACCTCGGCCTCATTCCGTGCAGCGAGCTTGCGTGTGCTTTCAATCTCTTCGGGAGAGACTGTTTCCGTGGTCATCGCTGGCTCCAGTTACGCGGCGACCTGTTCTGCAGGAACAGCGGGGACGTACAAGTCGGGACGCAGTTCGTTGCGGCTGACAGCGCCTTCAACGGCCTGCTCGACAGCGACAACGCGATCGGCCGGCACGAAACCGGTCTTGCACCAGCGCTGGACGGCTTGAGGGGTGCAGCCAATTTTTCGGGCCAAAGCCGATTGGCCGCCCGCGGCCTGAGCCGCTTTCTGGATGGCAGTTGTAGTCATGCAAGCCTCTGTTGATTTACTACAACCGAAAGTTACAACAAAAATGCAGACTCTTCAACCAACATTTGCAATGCCGTCTACAACTTCGGTTTGTAGAATTGCGGGGATGAGCCAGACCCCAAAGAAGACCCCCGACTTAGCGCGCACGATCGCCGATGCTCGAGAAGCGCGCGGCATGAATCAATCCGAGTTGGCGCGCGCGGTGGGCGTGTCGCCGCAAGCCGTCCAGAAATGGGAATCCGGCCTGTCGGTGCCGCGGCCGTCCAAATTGAAGACGATTGCCGACGTGCTGGGCATCAGCATGCGGTCGTTGTTCCCGGCCTACATTGACACGGATGTCGAAGCGCTCGAGCCGGTGCCGACCGACATGCCGCCACCGGCCGGATCAAAGCGTGTCGAGTCGGCAGACGACACCGATCAAGAAGTTGACCAGATTCCCTACTGGGATGCGAAGGGATCGTGCGGAGGCGGTTTCCTGAACTACGAGCAAATGCCGAAAGGACACCTGGTCAAAGAAGCCAGCTTCTTTAAGCGCTACCACCTCAAGCCGGAGAACGCGGTGGCGATCTACGCCGACGGCAACAGCATGGCGAACTTCATCGTCGACGGCGACATCGTTATTTTCGACAGGTCCCGGACCGAGCCGCGCAGCGGCAAGATCTTCCTGATCGAACACCCGGACGGCCTACGTATCAAGCAACTGCGCCGCGAGATTGGTGGCGCGTGGGTGCTCGAGAGCTTGAACCCGGACAAGAGCAAATACCCGGACGAGCGCATCGAGCCGGCCCACGGTGCGCTTCTGAAGATCTACGGTGAATTCGTGTACAGGCAAGGCGGCTGAACAACCGCAGCTCCTACAGCCCGCCAGACGAGCGGGTATTTTTTTGTCCGCAGTTACAACTTGCAGTTGCAAACTGCAAAGGCTTGTTGTAACCTGTGGTTGTGCTCGATTACAACTGCAGGTGAAAACGATGGCAACAACGCAAACCACCGAAGCCCTGGCCCAACAGCCGCAGCTCGACGCGAAGCTTGAACCGCTGGGCTCGGGTCACTGGGGCGATGTGGCAGTCGACTTCTACGGCCGGTCGTTCTTCATCGGCTCGCGTTTTGACGACGTGGATCTCGAAGCCGTGGTACTGGCCGGCACGAGCGTCGATCTGTCGACCGCTGTCATGAGCGCTGGCGGCAAGAAGGAATGGCTGAGCCTGGAGCGCCAAGCGCGCGAAGCCTACGAAGACAACCTGACGGGGCTCGCAGCATGAACCTCCTCCACGACTTCCTGAGCGACGGCCTGCTGGTGATGCTGGCGACCGTCTTGGTGATGTGCGCCGCGTGCTGGGCATTCGTGTGGTGGCTGCTGAAGCAGCCGATGCCGGGCGCGGTGGAATTCGACGAAGAGCAATCCGACGAGCGCAGCGAGCGCCGCCGGTACTGATAGGGGATGACGATGAAGCACGGGCAGGCAATTCAGAGCGACGGCAAGTGGTTTGCCGTGATCGAGAACCGCGAAACCGGCGAGACGTACCGCATCCAATGCGCCGATCAAGCGCAAGCGGAAATCGCTGTGTTGCGTGAAGTGTTCCGCGCCTAACCCACCACTGACACTGAGGGATGACATGAAAACCATCGAGATCAAAGGCTGGCTGTACGCCAAACAAGGCTGGGACGGTAAAACCGAATTCACCTTCTTTGACTTTGAAGTGGGCGCCGACAGCGATTGGATTCAGATTTGCCCGCACATCGCACACATCGAGATGCCGGAAGACTTCGACATTCGTTCTGCGGAAATCACGTCGCTGGAAAAGAAGCTCGAAAAGGTGCGGGCCGCTTTCATGGCGACGCAAACGGAAATCCTCGATCGGATCAGCAAGCTCCAGGCGCTGACGTTCGACCCCGCCTGACCCCCAAGGAGCCTGACCATGAATACGAAGCACACGCCGGGACCGTGGTTCGTTTTGACATCCCGCAACCGTGGCGAGGAACGCGGCTATTTCGACATCGGAGACTCGGATGACGAACAGCGCGCGACCGTTCTTTGCACTCGATTCGGCTGGCCTGAGCGCGCAGACGAGATGCTCGCCAATGCCAATCTGATAGCCGCCGCGCCGCAAATGCTAGTTGCTCTCGAAAAGCTCACCAGCAACGCCGAGCAATCCGCTTTCGAGGACTGGCTGGAGCAAAAGTGCCCGAGCGGTGACGCGGAATCTGTGCACCGCCAATGGAAGGAAAGCAGCGACTTCCAGGCCTATGTCGATGAATGGCGGCATGCGCTGGACGCAATCGAGAAAGCCACCGGAGCCAGCCATGTGCATGACCAATGAAGCCGCAGCCATCAAATTGGCCGAGCGCGACAACCTGGTGGGGGAGTTGGTGGAGGCGTTGGTTGGCTGCTGCGAGCACATGGAGTGGTCCACCTCGCAAGGCCGGGATGCATACACAAACGCAAAAGCGGCAATCGCCAAAGCCCGCGAAGGAGCCAAGTCATGACGCCGATGGAACGCTACGAGAACCAGCGGCGCAATCGTCAGCGCCTGTATGCAACTGCCGCAGCGGTAGTTGTCGCCGTGCTGGTGCTGCGCGTGGTGGCGACCATTCTGCAAGGGGGTGCGCTGTGAACCGCGACTTCCTTCTCGATCTGTTCTGCATGCTGCTTGTCGGCATCGGCGCGGGCACTGCGATGTATCTCGTTCTCGCATTTTGGGTGGGGCCAAAACCATGAAGCGGCAACCCGTCACGATCCGCGCATCGTCGTTCGGCAGCCTGTTCGACTGCCCGGCGCGCTGGATCGCCATTCACCTGCTTGGCAAGCGCACGCCGAACAACGTCAACGCGCTGCTGGGCACGAGCGTGCACCACGGGACCGCAGCGTTTGATACCGGTCGCCTGCCGGACCATGCGCCGATCAAAGTCGCCGACGCCAAAGAGGTTGCCTTCAAGGCCGTGATGGCGCCGGAGTACGAGGTGGATTGGGAAGACGAGACGCCCGGCAAGGTGGCCGATGTAGCCGTGTCGCTGACCGAGCGCTACTGCACGCTGTACGCGCCCACTGTCGAGTTTGTCGCCGTCGAGATCAGCGTCGAATCGTTGCTGCTGACCGACCTCGACATCGTGCTCACCGGCCACACCGACCGCGTGCGCCGCATCGCTGACGGGCGCCTGGGCATCTCAGACGTGAAGACCGGTAAGCAAGCCGTCGGCACGGATGGCAAAGCCAAAGCGCAAGGCCATGCCGCCCAGCTGGGCGTCTACGAGATCGTCGCGCAAGCAGGGCTTGGCGTGCCCATTGAAGCGCCGGCCGAGATCATCGGCCTGCAATCGAACCTGACGCCCGAGAAACAGCGAATTGGCACCGCCGAAGTGGAAGGCGCGCGCGATGTGCTGCTCGGCGACGACGAACACACCGGGCTGCTGCACACGGCTGCAAAGCTGGTGCACGGCGAGATCGAACCCTGGGGCAATCCCAAATCGATGATGTGCCACGGGCGCTATTGCCCCAACTACGCAACCTGCTTTTGGAGACGTTGACACCATGACGCAAGCAACATCCACCGTGACCGCGCTGCGCGCGCAGGCACGTCAGACCGAAGATTCGCTGCCCGCTGTGACGATGGGCTTTAACAGCCTGCAATCGTTCGAGCTGATGCAGCGCGGCGCGAAGCTGCTCACGGCATCCGACCTGGTGCCGCAGCAGTTCCGCGGCAACCTGGCGAACTGCGTGATCGCGCTGAACATGGCAAACCGCATCGGTGCTGATCCGCTGATGGTCATGCAGAACCTGTACGTCGTGCACGGTAGCCCGAGCTGGTCGAGCAAGTTCCTAATCGCCACGATCAACACCTGCGGCCGCTTCTCGTCGCTGCGCTACGAATGGCGCGGCAAGAAGGGCTCCAAGGACTACGGCTGCCGGGCGTGGGCCATCGAGAAGGCCACCGGCGAAGCCCTGCACGGCATCTGGGTGGACTGGGAAATGGTCGAGGCAGAAGGCTGGAGCAAGAAGAACGGCTCGAAGTGGAAGACGATGGCCGACCAGATGTTCGTCTATCGCGCCGCTGCCTTCTGGCAACGCGCCTACGCGCCCGAGCTGGGCATGGGCCTGCAAACGCGCGAAGAACTCGACGATGTGGTCGACGTGCACCCGGACGGCTCCTACACCATGACCTCCGCTGATCTGCGTGCAGCCGGGCAGTTCGATCCTGCCCCTCCGGCTGACGTAGTGCACAACGAAGAAGGCCGCTCGGAAGGTGGGGCAGCATTCGACGTGGAGGGCTTCAAGGCGCGCATGCAAGCCGCCTCCGACCTCGACACGCTCGACGCCATGGCCGACGAACTGCGCGCGCTGCCGGAAGACATCGCAACGCCGCTCTACGAAGAATACGGCGCGCTGCGTAACACGTTGTTGCAGGCATAAGACCCACCCCTTCGGCGGCGAATCCCCCGTCGGCGCCGCCGCTTTTTATTCCACCAGCCAGAGAGGCGACTGATGTTTGAGCTGACCAACCAGAAGGCAAAACTCGACAGCGTGAACGCGCGCGCAGAACTGCATGGCGAAGATCGCGTGCCCGCGTTTGACCTGAAATTCACCGTCGCCATGGGCAACGAATGCCTGGCGTTCTTCGCGCCCGAGTTGCGCAGTTGCCTCTACAAGAAGAGCGACGCTCAAGGCGAACTGATCGACGAAGACCGCGAAAGCGCCCTGCGCTTCCCGAAGATGGGCAGCTTCAAATGGAATTGGGAAGGCGTGGGCTACACGCTGACGATTCCCTATGGCATCGGCGGTAGCAGCGACATCGTGGTCGAAGGGATCAGCATCGGCAAGTTCAAGGTCACGCCGCAGGAAGGCGGCACCGTGCTGGTCACGTTCACTGCCATCGCGCACCTCGACGAGAAAGTCGTCGGCCCGCTGTGCTCGCTGATCCAGCGCGAAACCGAGATCAGCATCGACCCGCCACCGCCCAGCACCGTGCAAGAACTGTTCGGCGAGAAGGCAGCGTAATCATGCAGCGCCCACATCTGGCAGAGCGCGCCCGCAGGACGCACGACGAGAACACCGCCAAGGTTCTCGATGCGTTGCTGGCTGCGGGCGCTGGTGGGCTGACCACCGCTGAGCTGATGGTGCTCACCGGCCTGTCGCGCACGTGCGTGCGCCTGCGTGTGCAGGCCATGCACGGCAAGCAGACACGCATCTGCGACTACCGCGACATCAAGTACTCGCTGATCGAGGCGTGGGGCTTGGGCAACGCACCGGACCTGACGAAAGAGGAATGGCGCCGCCGTGCCGATGCTGATGCTGAGGAAGCGATGTGCGCGGACATCCAGCGCAATCACGCGTGCTGGGCGGCTAAGTGGAAGGCTCGCCGGGATGCTGCGGCGGCTTGGATTTGAAGATCAACGGGGTGAAGTCTGCGCGGCTGGCGCACCAGACCACATGCAAAGAGAGTCGGCAATCAGCACCGGCCACCCCACCCAACACATCAACGCAGCCATGAGCGCCGCGCTGGAGGATGGAAATGAAACTAAGCAAGATTGAATTCATCGCTGATTGGCAGCGCGTCATGGGCTCCGACACTGCGTTGAGCACTGATACCGTGCTTGAGTACATCAACCTCCGCGCGCAGGCTGATGCGCGGCCCGTGGCACGCTGGCGCCGGAATGCGCAAGGCGGAATCGACTTCACCGTCATCGGAGACCCATATGTGGTGGACGAAGCGGAACTGTTCACCCACCCCGCCGAAGCATCGGCGCCGGGGCTAAGCGAATCTGCCGCAGCACTGGCGAAGATCGTGCATACGATGCTGAATACCTTCTGGGACGCGAGCACCCCAGAGCAGCGCAAAGCCTTGTTCAAAGACGGTCAACGAGCGCTTGTTGGCTATCACAACCTCACCCGCGCCAGCGCCGCGACCGCGTCGCCCGATGCTCGTATCGAAGAATTGCGCAAAGGTCTGTTTGAAGCACGGGACGCCATGCGCGTCATGGCTAATTGGGTGAAGCTGTCCGACCCTGCCGGCCATTCGTGGGCTGTGCGCATGGTGGATCGCGCAAATGCCGTGCTGTCCGGCGCCAGCGCCGCGACTGTGGCCGAGCCGAGTGGCGCGATTGATCGAATCCGCCGCTTGTGCTGCGATGAAGCTGGCTCGACGATAACAATTACCAAGGTCGATGCGCGTTCTCTGATCGGAAAGATTGATGCGCTGAATGCAAAGGCAACCATGGCCGCCCAGCAGCAGGCCGAGCCGGGGGCGGATGAGCGCAAGGCGTTTGAGCATTGGGCAAGCGACGGGGGCGATTTCCCCGCCGCCGTAGAGCGCGCCGTACATGGCGGATACAAGCTGGCGCAGACTCAATCGTATTGGGTCGCATGGCAAGCTCGCGCCGCCCAGTCCGGCCAGCGGGCGGGCGTGGCGGAGCTTTCCAGCAAGAAAATTGAAGCCGGATGGCACGCCACGTTCAGCACCAATAACCCATTTTGCCCCTGTGATTTGAAATCCTTTACCAAGGCAGTGCGCTGGGCTGAACGGGCTATCGCCGCCGCCCCCACGCAGCAGCAGGAGGGCGAGTAATCGTGACGACAATCCGAGCGCTATTGGTTGGCGGCCCGCGGGATGGCGAGTGGATTAGTGTTTTGGACGACATGCCCTCAGTCGTGTTGCCCGACAAGCCACCGCGTGTGCGATATGGGCATCCGTCTTGGTACCGCAATGACACCGAGAATCGCGTTCTGTACCGCCGGGAAATCCTGTGCGAAGGGCAACGCAAACACATCGTGTTCTATTACGGCGAGCCCGGCGAACTGCTCGAAACGCTGATCAACGGCTATCGCAAGCCTAATCCCATCGCAGCCGCAGCCATTGGAGAGAGCAGGTGAAACTCGACCATTGCTATCAGGGCGATTGCCGCGAAGTGATGCGCACGCTCATTGCCGCGGGCATCCGCGTTCAGAGCATCGTCACGAGCCCGCCATATTGGGGTCTGCGCGACTACGGCGTCGCTGGCCAGCTTGGCCAGGAACCGACAATGCGCGAGTTCATCGCCAACATGGTCGAGGTGTTCGACCTGTGCCGTGAGCTGCTTGCCGATGACGGCACGCTCTGGCTGAACATGGGCGATAGCTATGCGAGCACCGGCGGCCCGACGGGTCCCATGACTGGCGCGCAGTTCATCAACCGCCAGCGCAGCAAAGCCGTCATCTGCTTGAGCAATCGCAAGGCGGGTCAGGAAGAAGGGCTGAAGCCGAAAGACTTGGTCGGCCAACCCTGGCGTCTCGCCTTCGCTCTTCAAGACGCGGGCTGGTGGCTTCGTCAGGACATCATCTGGCACAAGCCGAACCCGATGCCGGAGAGCGTTCGCGACCGTTGCACCAAGGCGCACGAATACCTGTTCCTGATGGCGAAGTCGGATCGGTACTACTTCGACCAAGATTCGATCCGTACGCCGTTCAGCCCCGAGACGAAGGCGCAGAGCTTCGAGAGCATGGACTTCAAGCAGCGCGATACCTACCGGAGCACCGGCAATGTCCGACCGGCGAAAGGGCAGGCCGCGTACGAGTCTGGGGACGAAAGGCACAGAACGAAGGCGGGCTTGCTTGCTTACGCAGAAAAGACGCGAGCTGATGGCATGTCGTCTGGTGGTGCGAATCGCCGCTCCGTGTGGACAGTTCCGACCACTCCATACCCAGGCGCGCATTTCGCCACTTTCCCCGAAGCATTGGTCGAGCCCTGCATCCTCGCGGGAAGCCGACCGGGCGACATCGTGTTTGACCCATTCATGGGTTCGGGCACCGTCGCCAGCGTTGCGCAGCGCCTCGGCCGCCGCTGGCTGGGCGCCGAACTGAATCCCGAATACATCGCCCTGCAGGCTGATCGCACGCGCCAGCTTGGGCTGGTGCTGGAGGTCGCATGAGCCAGTCACGAGCAGGATCGCTGCTGGAGAGCCTTACCAATGTAGCTATCGGCTATGCGGTTGCGCTTCTGTCTCAAGTGGTGATTTTCCCGCTGTACGACATCCATGTACCTATGAGCACAAATATAGCCATAGGCCTGTGGTTCACGGCTGTCAGCATCACACGCAGCTACGTCTTGCGCAGATGGTTCAATCGCCGCGCAGCCGCAGCCCTTGGAGAGAGCAATGCATGAGATGACAGCGCAAGAAATGGCGGAATCGTCCGGCGCACCTCGCGTCGAGGAATGCATCGCCCGCATGATGAAGCGCTTCCCTGGCGTCAGCGCTGCGGCGCAAGCGCGCTACTACGAAGAAGTGCATCAGGAACTCGCACCGCTGGCACGAGAGCTTGAGCGCGAAAACATAGCACTGCGTCGGCAACTGGGCCTCGCACAACCGCCCGCGATGACGGGGAGGGATGATGGATAACGAATCGCAAAACGCCATCAAGAAAGCCGAAGCCCGAGGCTACAAGCGTGGCTATCAGGCCGGCCGCAGGAAGCAACAGAGCGAAGCGCTCGTCGCACGGCTGGAGCGAGAGAAGCGAGCATTCCGTGATCGAGCGTTCCTAGCGGCTTTGCCAGCCGCCTTTGCAGCTCAAGGATGGGTGCGCGGCGAGAAGTCCATCAACACCCTTGAAGAGCGCGTGCGATTGGCTTGGGAAACGGCAGAAGCTGCGTTGAAGCAACGGCCGCTATGACCCATCAAGCAGCACTGGCGAGGATTCTGGAGACGAGCGCGGCGGCGTTTATACCCGGCGCGCTCGATTGGAATAATTGGGATGAGGAAACACGCCGCGTCATTGAGACGACGCGGCAGCACTGGGAGCACCACATGCAAACTAACGAACTGGACATTGCTATGCGCGCGGTGCGGCTCTTCGCCGAGACGCACCCGCGCCCGACGCACGTTACGATGACGCAAGCCGGCGAAATGCTCGGGCTCACCCGCCAGACCGTAAGCAAGCTGGTGCACGCCGGCAAGCTCAAACTAAACGGGTGCGGCCTGATCCCCATCGAGCAGATCGACATGATCCGCGCCGCAGCCTCCGCATAAATTCCCCACCCGAGGCTTGGAATGGCTCCGTTAAGCCATTTTCGATCCCGGCCTCGGGCACCATCCCCTGCTGCCTCCCTCTTTGCTTGACGACGCGCCATGCGTGCGATCGGTGCGTCTTCGTATTCATCGTGACGCAGCACCGGAACATGCGCCGGTCCGGTTGCGGCCCGGTGGCGCGATCAAACAGAAACAGCGCGGGCCCCGCTTCCACCCGCGCGCATCCATCCGGTACGTCGAATCAGCCCACCAGCCAGCGCACGCCCATGTTGATGAGCGCGCCGCCGGCGACGAGCCCGATCCACAACACGGCCGCACACAGCAGCGGACGCACCCCTGACTTCAGCAACATCGGCACGTGGGTCTGCGTGCCGATGGCGAACATGGCACAGGCCAGCATGGCGGTATCGATCGCGTCGATGGGCGCATGCCATGCCGCCGGAATCGCGCCTGCAGAATTGGCCAGCGTCACGATCAGCAATCCCACCGCAAACCACGGCATCGCCTTCCAGGCGTGCTCTGCGGCCTTGCGCACCGCCTGCTGGCGGGAGACGGCCACGTGCGCCTGCCCGTCTGCGGGTGTCGTGCACGCCAGGACCACCAGCAGCGGCGCCAGCGCCAGCACGCGCACCATCTTGCTGACGACGGCCGCGTTGGTGGCGTCGTCACCCAACGGGCGCGCGGCGGCAATCACCTGCGCCACTTCATGGATGGTCGAACCGATGTACACGCCAAAGTGCTCAGGCGCCACCGCCACGCCAGCATGCGCAGCCAGCGCATACAGCCACGGGTACAGAAAGATGCCGGCGGTGCCGAACAGCACCACGCTTGCGATCGCCACCGCAGTTTCGCGCGGAGAGGCCTTCACGGCGGGCGCCACTGCCAGCACGGCGGCGGCGCCGCAGACCGCACTGCCAGCCGCCACCAGCACGGCCTGCGCACGCGCCAAACCCAACCAGCGCGTGCCGATCCACGTGCCGGCCAGCATGGTCGCTGCCAGCACGGCGAGCGGAATCACGACGCCCGACGTCCCCAACTGGTGAATCTGCGCCAGCGTCAATCGGGCACCATAGAGAATCACGCCCGTGCGCAGCAGCGTGTGCCGCGCAAACTGGATCGCACCTGGGGTCAACCAACGCTGGTGCCCCGGCACATGCCCCACGGCCATGCCCAGCAGAATGGCCAGCGTGAGCGCGCTCAGGCCGAGATGTCCGGCCCACGGCATTGCACCAAGAGCCACTGCCACGCCCGCACAGCCGAACAAGAGCGCCACGCTGGTCAGCGTGAGCCCGTCAAACCCCGCTGTCGCGCCGGGGGCCGCCAATTGCTTCTGTGCAGTCGTCATCACGTTCGCCTTGCTTATTCGTTGTCCGCATAACGATATGCACATCGTGATAACCTGTAAAACAGGTAATTTTTGTCATTACAACCACTTTTATGGATACGAAAGCGCCCCGCGTGACCCTTCGGCAATGGGCCGTCTTCGCGGCCATCGCCAAGAGCGAAACCACGACGGCTGCTGGCGAAGCCCTCGGCCTCTCGCAATCGGCCATCAGCGCGGCGCTGGCCGAGCTGGAGTCGGCGCTCGGGCATCCGCTGTTCGACCGGCATGCACGGCGGCTGCACTTGAACGCGCTCGGCCGGCAACTGCTGCCGCAGGCCCAGGCGCTGCTCGATCACGCCGATGCGCTCGAGCACGCCACGGCGCAGCCCAATGTTCGGCTCCGGCTTGCGGCCAGCAGCACCATCGGCAACTACGTGCTGCCTGCCCTGCTCGCAGATTTCCGGCAGCAGATCGCGCCCGGCAGCCAGCTCGACGTGCTGATCGGCAACACGCAGGATGTGGTGGACGCCGTGCAGCGCTTCGAAGTCGACATCGGGCTCATCGAGGGCACGTGCCGCGGGGAGGCGCTGGAGATCGAAACGTGGATCGACGACGAAATGGTCATCGTGGCCGCGCCGGGGCATCCGCTCGCGCGCGGAGTCGGGCCCGTCTCGCATGCGGCACTGCGCGAGGCGGGCTGGCTGATGCGCGAGCCGGGCTCCGGCACGCGCGAGCTTGTCGACAGCCGCATCGCATCGGTGGTGGGGCCACTGCATGTCGCCCTGGAGCTGGGCCACTCGGAGGCGATCCAGCGCACGGTGGCGGCGGGCTACGGCATCAGTTGCCTGTCCCGCCACGTGGTTGCCGACGCGCTGCGCGACGGACGGCTCGTCGAGGTGGAGAGCGGCCTGCCGCGCATCGCCCGGCCGCTCCTCATCGTGCGTCACCGCGACAAGCACCCGACGCACGGCCTGACGCAGTTCATCAGCGCCCTGCGCCGCCACGCCACCGCGCCGGATTCGAAAAAAATCACGCGGGGGACTAGCGCGATCTGAAAAAGGTTGTTATAGTCTCGTTTCTTCGCGGGGCGTTAGCTCAGTTGGTAGAGCAGCGGACTCTTAATCCGTAGGTCGAGTGTTCGAGTCACTCACGCCCCACCAGTATTCATAAGGCTTCATGGGAAACCATGGGGCCTTTTGTCTTTCTTATGTGTGTGTTTTTTTGCCTATCCTCCCCACCGCCTGAGCTAGCTTGTTGGTCACCAGATGCGCGTAACGTGCTGTTGACTTCGCATCTTTGTGCCCTAAAACTGCCCCAACGGTGTATAGATCAACGTCCTGATTGATCATCTCAGAGGCCGCTCCGTGTCTCAGGTCGTGGAACCTCAGATGCTCCAGGCCAGCCTTCTTTCTCGCCTTCTCGTAGTGCCATGCGAAGTGGTCACCGTCAATGGTGAACCTGACCTTGCGCGCCAGCACAGCAATCTTTGGGTGGACCGGCACGATACGCGGTAGACCGTTCTTCGTCTTGGACAGCGAGAACCCTTTCTTCGTCACCTTCGCGCGCAGGATCTCGGAGCGGCGCATACCAGAATAAAACGCGATCCTGATGGCCGCCCTCACCTGCCTGTCTTCGCACTCCATGGCGATGCGCAGCATATCCCTGCGTTGGGGGTATATGTGCCGTGCATTGTTGACCTGTGGGATGACCATGCGACGGGTTTGGTCCTCCGCAATATGCTCCACCTTGTATTCGCAAGCGTGGAAGCCACCCGAGCAAGCTTCAACATCGCCATTGTGCTCGTAGCTCTTGCCCACTTCGTATTGGAAGTCGCGGCATGTCCAGTCCTGGTTGAAGCCCTTGTAGGACGTGACCACCTCTCCCGCCTGCGCTTTCTTCTTCGCCATCGTCTTCTCCATCTGCGGTGCGTTGTTCGATGGAGTCATATTAAGACACATACGTCTTAACAGCAAGACTTTCGTGTCTTGGTAAGACGAAAATGTTTTGATCGGTCTTCGTCGGTCGATAGGTAAAACAAAAAAGGCCGCTCTTGGCGGCCTGACTACCAAACTGTGGTGGCTTACTGCAAGTGCTTCACTTCCTGCACCGAGACTGTCATGCCGTCTACATACAGAACGTCTGAGGCGTAGTCACAGAACGAGTCTTTCAAGATAATGATTCTTGAATAAGTGTTGAAGAATGAAAAGCTCTTAAGCAAGAAGGAGCCGGAAAACGAACCCTCCAATAGTAGGGTGTGCTGGTCCAACACGCGATACTTGGTAGAGCTTTTCACCCCATACACACAATCAGCTCTGGCGCTTGAGGTTAGCGCCAAGAATGATAGCAAGAGTGCAACTGTTTTCATGGGATACCCCCTCCTATAGACGGGCGCCCATCCAGAAAGCTCGCCCGTGGATCGTCAAGAATTCTTCTTTGTCTGCGGGCACAAAGATGTCTGGATAGTTGTGCTTGTCCGGGTTGTCCGAGACGATCACAACCCCCCCTCCCACCTCTTTGCGCAGCCTCTTTATAAGTAGTTCATCATTGATCGTGATGGCATAGATCTTATTGTTGACTAGGCTAGTTGCTCCTCGGTCAATCAAGACGACTGCAGCGTCGGGAATGGTCGGCTCCATGCTCTGACCATCCGCATAAATCAGGATGGCGTTATCTTCTTTGACCCCTTCCAGCTGTAGAAAGTCGCGTCGGAACGCCAGCCGGCCTTTGTCGCTCTCCATGAACACAAGGCGCCCCTTCCCGGCTGATCCTTTCACATCCAGCCGCCGCAACATCACGATGTCGTCTCCGCCCCCATCACCAAGACCGGGAGTGAGAAGACGCGCCACGGAGACGCCTAACCCCTTGGCTATTTCCTCGATCTTCTCCAGCCCAGGTTTCGTTTCCTTATTGAGAATGCGGTTTAGGGTGCGCTGAGGTACGCCGCAAGCTCTCGCAAGCGCGGACTCACTCTCGTAAGTTTTACCTTCGCCAAGCAACCCACGCAGGTTGTCAACAAGCACATCGTTAGCGTTTTCCATAGGCGGCAATCCTAGCTGGCACGCCAAGACGTTTGTGTCTTGCAATCTAGTCTCCGATGTCTTATGCTGGTAAGACGAAAACGTCTTAAGAGGGCTAGGGAGCCACAGATGGAACAAGCGGCTGTTGATGATCTTGCGGAAGTACGCGCCTGGTTGCTGGACAACAAGGGCCGTTGGGTTCGCCTGTCTCGCGCAATGGAACTCAGCTCCAAAACGCTTTCGCGTACCCGCTCACGATCATTCGCGCGCGCGAGGACTACAACCGGATCGGGATCAAGAATCTGAATGCATTCCCTCAATATGCGTTCTATGACGCCGGGTTCCCCCAGGGCAATCTGTTCATTTGGCCCGTACCTAACAGCCAGTATGAGATCCACATCACGGTAATGCAGCAATTGCAGTCGTTCCAGAACGTTAACGATGCAATTTCTCTCCCGCCTGAGTACAGCGCCGCCCTGATGTGGAATCTGACACTGGAGCTTTACCCGTTCTACGGGCTCCCTGTCAGTGATGTAGTCAAGGGTAAGGCAGAAGCTTCCCTGCGCATCATTGAAGAAGCAAACGCGCAGATTCCCACATTGCAGATGCCTACCGCCCTTCGTAAGCGCAGCGGTGTCTACAACATTTATGGCGACTACTATGTGGGGAGCGCATCCTAATGGCGCGCGCTATAGCACATTGTCTGATGCCGTTGCCTTCACCTACCAAATCGAAGGCCATTTCTTCTACGTCATCACGTTCCCAACTGCTGACAAGACTTGGCAATACGACCTCAGTACGGGCCAATGGAACGAGTTGGCGTGGATCGATACGGATGGCAGCCTTCATCGTCATCGTGCGAATTGCTATGCATCGGCGTATGGCAGCCCGGTTGTTGGTGACTGGCAGAACGGCAATCTGTATCTCTGGGATGTGAACAACTACACGGATAACGGGAATCCGATCCCGCGCATTCGTTCGTTCATGCACAGCGTAGACGACAACTCAGACCGTCTGCGGTATCGGGAATTCATCGCCAACATGGAGGTTGGCAATGGTGCTGGGCACACCCCAGTCCCTGTCTTTCTGCGCTGGAGCGATACCCGAGGAAAGTCCTGGGGGAATCGCATCAGCACGAGTCTGGGCCTCGAAGGTGAATACCTGACTTCGATGCAGTTTCAACGATTGGGGATGGCTCGAGACCGTGTTTTTGAATTGTCTTGGTCGGCTCCTGTGAAGACATCGCTCCTTGGGGCATTTGTCCAAGCAGACTCGAACAACCAATGACGACCGTTATTCAAACCGATGTCCCACTGGTCAATGTCCCATTTGTTGACCCGACGAGTGGGAGCGTATCGGAGCCGTGGTTTCTATTCCTCATCCAGCTATGGAGAAGGACAGGAGGCACTTCTGGTGTTGCGCCTGATTCGCTGACTGTGGCCGATGTTCTGGCTTTGGAAGAGACGTTCGCGTCAGGCTTGCCGCCAATCCAAAGCCCATTTGAGATTGAAGCAGTGATGGCTCAAGGCTCTAGACAAGAGCCATTGCTGGAGATGATTTTTCCTCCATCCAATGTTCCGGATGTGTACGACCAGACGTTTTCTAGTGGCACAGACTTCACGCCGGGTACTACTGCGTCTTTAACTCTCTCTAAGGCATTCGGGTTGCAATCTCGTACATGGGTCTTCTTTGATGGCGTATTCCAAGGCAACGATCAATACAGCATCAGCGGAACTGCTCTTAATTTCACATCAGCGATTCCGGTCGGCGTTAGTAAGGTATATGTAAAAGGGGTCATGTGATGCAACGCGTTCCAAAGTCAATTGCTCCAGCATCGCTGACTAATGCGGCGGCTGTTTATTACACGGCTGGCTCTGGAGTAACAGCAACGGTCAATAACTTGTCAGTGACAAACACATCGGCAAGTCCTGTTCCCGTCACGCTTTACAACGTGCCTAGCGGTGGGACAGCAGGACCGACAAACGCTTTTCTGTCTGGCTTCTCGCTGTATGCCGGACAAACCTACGTCCCGCCCCAGGCTATTGGCTTGCAACTGGCGCCGGGATCGACATTGCAAGCCCTTGCAGGAACTGGTGCCGTTGTCACATTGATGGGCGGCGTCTACGAAACATCAGGGAGCTAACTATGTCATTCAAACAAGGTGTGATGAATTCGGATGCGCAGCTTGATTCGCTGACGATGCAAACGGCTGGCGCATCGCAGATCACGCGCATGTATGTCATCAAACAGACGCTGACGCCTGCCGCAGTAGGTGCTAATACGACAGCAGAGCAGACGTTCACGGTTAATGGTCTGCGCGTCGGTGACTCCATCGACATCAACAAGGCCTCGCATCAAGCGGGTTTGTCGATTGGCAACGTTCGAGTCTCGGCCAACAATACCTTGGCAATTCAATACGTGAATACCACGGCTGGCTCGATCACGCCGACCTCCGAGCAATACATCATCGGTGGCATGGCCTGATGCGCAATTTCCTCAAGCTCGCCGAAGGGGTGAACGTTAAGCCCCTAGTGAACGCGCTCTACAGGAAGCCGGATCTGTGGAAGGCAGACGATTTTCTGCGGAAATATCCGCAAGGGCCTTTCGGTGACACCGATACGGTCTATCTGCGCTTTCAGGATCACGTTCAAGTCCAATCGGCGGAAGAGGAAGAGCTTTACAAGCAGAACAAGCTTGCTGGGCACGATCTGCATGAATGCCCATGGCGTCCCGAAGTGGATCAGCTTCCAGAAGCGCGCGCTTTGATCATGGCGTTGATGACGGCAACTGGGGCGACACGTCTAGGCCGCTGCATGATCAATCGGCTTGTGCAGGGCGGAAAAATTTTCCGTCATGCCGACTCGCCTTGGCATGCGTCGTATTGGGATCGCTATCACATCGTGCTCCAGTCTGAACCAGGCAACGTGTTCACGTGCGGAGAAGAGCAGATTTGGATGCGTCCCGGTGAAATCTGGTGGTTTCAGAACGCCATTGAGCACGAGGTTGTGAACAACAGTGCAGACGACCGCATCCATCTTGTTGTTGATCTGAGGTTTTGATGATCACTTTTGCCATCGAAGTCTTCTCGGATGTATACGGCGAGCTTAAACCGCTGCTGGAAGAGCATTACGCCGAGATTTCGACGCATAAAGATCATGGTGTGCAGCTTGATCCCATGGAAGAGGTCTACCGTGCGCGCCAAGCAGATGGCTCTTTGATGATGGTGATTGGCCGCGAAGATGGCCAGATTGTCGCGTACTTCGTCTGTTTTGTAGCCCCTGGATTGCATTACCGGTCTTGCCTTACCTGCACGCCTGACATTTTCTTTGTTGCACCCGAGAAGCGCACAGGAACGATGGGTATGCGCATGTTCCGCTTCGTTGAAAAAGAACTGAAGCGACGCGGCGTCAAGCGTTGGGCAGTTGGCAGCAAGGTTCAGCACGATGCATCGGCTCTATTCCGGTATCTACGTTTTGAACCGGTGGAAACGATGTATGAAAAGTGGCTACCCCAGCAGAAAGAGTGGCCTTGGAAGTCGTACAGACGGACGGTGCCAAGGGCGTTGCCGTCCTTGTCTTCCATGATGAAGTAG